TGTATTGCGCATCTGCTACTCTGACAAAGATGAGAAATAATGCAGAACTTCAGAAGGTCATTAACGGTAATATTGGCGCTGGCGCCCTTTTGAGAAATACGGATCTCACAGCATATCTTAATGATGAATTTGGAATCAGTCAGATTCTGACAAATGATATGGTTTATGGCGCATCTGCAACATTTGGAGAAGATGGAAGACCAAGTATTGTAACCAATAGATATTATCCACAGGATAAGGTGACATTCTATGGAACAGTCGGCGGAGCAAGACTTGGTACCGGTCTGTGGGGCAATCCGCCTGAAGCAGACGCTGGAAGATTTTTCGATGTATCTACCGCAGGATCAGTTTCACCATATGTATATGTAATGCAGTGGATGGAAACAGATCCTACTGTACTGTGGACAAAAGCCAGCGCGCTGTTTATGCCGGTGCTCTTTAATCCTAATAGTTTATTTATTGCTACAGTAACAGAAACTCCTGGTGCATAATCATGAAATACAAAGTGATAACTCCTTTCGCTGATCTTCAAGATAAAAAACATAAGTATGAGACGGGGGATATTTTCCCCCGTCAGGGCTTAAATGTTTCAGAAGATCGCATAAAGGAATTGAGCGGATTGGGTAACAAAGCGAGAATAGTTTTGATTGTTCCTGTCGAGGAACCCAAACCTGCTAAAAAGAAAACCACGAAAAGGAAAAGTAAAGATGCTGACAAAAATATGTAAAGAACTTAATAACTGGTTCGACAAAAATAAAATATTCGGCGAATTTACTATTGAAAATGGAGAACTGATTGGAGCATCAAAAATATTACAAGAAGGTCAATACTTTCGTATAGTAGGGAGCGTTTTTAACGACGGGGTACATCTGCACGGCAGTGAAGATTTAGAAGATGAACACTTCGATGGGGCAGTCTGGACAATGGCTGTGCCTCCTTCAGTCATTGAACTTTCAGAAAGAATTTCAGACTGGCAGGGTAAATATGGCGGCATTGACAGTCTTGCAATGTCGCCTTTTCAGTCTGAATCATTTGGCGGTTATAGCTATACAAAAAGCGGCGGATCTTCAGATAGTAATTCCGGACCATCATGGAAAGATGTTTTTGCCAATGAATTAAATCAATGGAGGAAAATCTAGTCATGAGTTTATTGTTAGACGCAATGGAAACATGCGTATTTCTGAATAAGACAAAAGAGCCTGATGGATACGGTGGTTATAGAGATGCCTATACAGACGGTGCTGAGTTTGATGCGGCAATTGTGTTTGATACATCGATCGAAGCACGTGTAGGTGAGAAGCAAGGCGTTACAAGTCTGTATACTGTGACTACAAGTAGAGCCATGACGTTGGAATATCACGATGTTTTCAGACGTATCAGAGACGGCAAGGTTTTTAGGGTAACAAGCGACGGAGATGACAAGTATACTCCTGCGAGTACGGCACTAGATATGAGACAAGTAACGGCTGAGGAATGGGAGCTGACAGGTGATAGCAATGGATAAGTGGCAAGCATTACAATCATTTTGGGAATCGTTTGAAATCCCTGCATATGATGAAGCTACAGTTCCTGATGATGCTACAATGCCGTACATCACTTACAATGCTACAGTAGACAGTCTGAACCGCTCTGTAATCATGACAGCTAATATTTGGTACAAGACAACTTCATGGTCTGAAATAAGTAAAAAAGCGGATGAGATTTCTGATGCTTTAATACAAGTAAAAACGATTCCATTAACAAAAGGTTTTCTTTATTTAACAAGGGGCAATCCATTTGCCCAAAGAATACTTGATGAAGATGATACAATAAGACGAATTTATTTAATTATAATGGCGGAATATTTAACTCCGTAGAAAGGAAATTATTATGGGAATGTTTACCGTGATCCCACAGGACACATTTGAATCTATGCAGTTGGACGCCGGTGTTATTTTGACAGCATTTGATCCAGCTAATCCGGCGGCACCAGATGATGAGGATATTGTTTGTGCGACAACGGGTGGTATTAATGTAGTGTGTCAGCCAGAGTATTCAGACCTTGGCGAAGATGTAGATAATGTCCCCGTAAACATGAAAGAGTTAAAACATCTTGATTCTTGGACATGTTCAATTTCGTTCACGTCACTTGATACAAGTGCAGAGGGGATCAGGCTTGCGCTAGGAGCGGCTGATATTACTGTTGCAAGTGGTAAAATTGTGCCGAGAAAAGATCTCGAGCAGACAGATTTCTCGGATGTTTGGTGGGTCGGTGATAAAGCCGATGGCGGGCTTGTCGCCGTAAAGCTGAAAAATGCGTTGTCAACAGAGGGATTCAATCTGCAGACAACTAAAAATGGAAAAGGGCAGACCTCATGTACGCTAACCGGACACGTTTCAATCGATGCACAGAGTGAAATGCCGATGGAATTTTATTCGCTTGAAGCACCAACTGTAACGTATACAGCAGCGACACTTACAAGTGCGGGATTTAAGTACGGAGAGACTTATTACACAAGATCTGGCGCTGGGACAACAGCAAATCCGTATGTCTATACACAGGTGACGAAGGATGCAGTATATGACAGCGAAGAAACGTATTATGTGAAGTCATATTCATAAAAAGGGAACATTATGAGAAAATTATCTGAAATCAAAGGCGAAGAAGCGATTGATGTATTAGCAGAAATATTAGTGCCGATTACGACAATAGCAAATGATGAAGAAGTAAAAAATGGATTCGAAACTAGTGTTGCTATGTGTGTAAGTATAGCACTGAAAAAGCACAAAGATGAAGTTTTGGATGTGTTGAGTGTCATTGATGGTACTAACAAGGAAGAGTTTGTTGAGAACCTCAATTTACTCACACTTCCGACTATGATGATTGATGTGCTCAATGAGCCGATGGTACAAGAACTTTTTCAATAGCACAGTCAGAAAAAAGAACTGAAATATTCTGGCTGTGCTATGGGAATTACCGCGGCAAAAAAGATATCCGTTTATTTTTAGCGTATTTACAAGCGAATTATCATAAAAATAAAGATGAACTTCAATTAAATCTTTATATATCGGATTGTTTGTATAATATAAATCAAACGCTAGCATATGTATATGGCGGAAGATATATGAAAATATCGTATAAGATATCATTATTCCGCAAAATAAAATAGAAACTCGTACCGCGGATCAAATAATCGGCGGTATAAAAACAAAATTAAATGCCATAGGAAATGAGTAATGAGTAACGTATTTGATTTAGGTGCCACATTATCATTAGATAAGTCTGATTATGATAATGGATTGAAGGATGCGAGCAATAAAGCGTCTGCATTCGGATCTAAATTTAAATCTGCAATGAAAGCTGGCGCGGTTGCGATTGGCGCAATAGCCGCTGCTGCTGGTGTTGCCACTATAAAGATAGGCAAAAGTGCATTGTCAGCATATGCTGATTATGAACAACTTGAAGGCGGCATAAAAAAACTTTATGGAAATATGGGCATGTCTGTTGAAGAATATGCAAAATCCGTAAATAAAAGCGTCAATGAAATAAATAAAGACTGGGAAAGAAATGAAAAAGCACAAACACTCGTATTTGAAAACGCAAAAAAAGCATTTCAAACTACAGGGTTATCTGCCAATCAGTACATGGAACAGGCCACGTCTTTTTCTGCCTCATTAATTAATTCTCTTGAAGGAGATACAGTAAAAGCCGCCGAACAAACAGATGTTGCGATGCGAGCAATATCTGATAATTATAATACTTTTGGCGGAGATCTCAATAATATTCAATATGCATTCCAAGGTTTTGCCAAACAAAACTATACGATGTTAGACAATCTTAAACTTGGATATGGCGGAACAAAAACAGAAATGGAAAGATTAATTGCTGACGCCAATACGTGGGCCGAAGAAAATGGCAAAGCGGCGGATCTTTCTATTGATAGTTTTTCTGATGTAGTTACTGCAATTGATTATATACAACAAAAACAAGGAATTGCCGGTACTACAGCAAGAGAAGCATCTACTACTATTGCCGGATCAGTCGGGATGGTAAAAGCGGCATATGAAAATTTAATATCTGGTTTAGCAAATCCAGATGCGGATATAAGTCAACTTGTAAATGATTTAGTATCTTCAATAGGAACTGCCGCCGGAAATATTATGCCGGCAATTAAACAATTGGCGGAGGGTTTTGGTAGTGCGTTATCAGAATTAGCACCTAGCATCATAGAGGGAATACCGAATATGATGTCTAGCGTATTGCCAATGATTATTGATTCAACTGGCCAAATGATGGGAGTAATACTTGAAACGCTTCGGTCTACTGGCCCACAGCTTATGAGCGCCGGCGCTGATATAATGTTGGCTATCATTGATGGCGTAAAGTCGAATGCATCTACTTTTATTTCAACTGGTTTAAATTCATTAGTTAAATTTAGTAATTCATTTAAAAATGGAGCTGGTAAGCTTGTAGATCTTGGTTTACAATTAATAAAAACATTGGCAAATGGTATAATACAAAATATACCGACATTTATACAAACCGTTCCTGTTATCATTACAAATTTTGCTAATGTAATTAATGAAAATGCGCCAAAAGTTATAGCTACAGGCGTTTCAATTTTAATATCTCTTATAGCCGGTATAATTAAGGCGATACCTACACTGGTTGCTAATATACCAAATATTATTAAAGCCATTGTTGCAGTTATAACGGCATTTAGTTGGGCATCACTCGGATCTAAACTCATAAAAG